ATGGACGTGTAGGGGCGCACCTGCGTGTGCGCCCCTACGGGTTGTGCGTTATTCCGCAACCTCAATCGCCGCGCCGTCCGCGGTGATGGTGCATTCGGCCACGATGGAATTGTCCGCCGGGAACTGCCTGGAAATGCCCAAGACGCCTTGGCAGAGGATGTGTTGGGCACGGAGCCGGTGCGGGAAGAACTTGAACAGCAGTTTCTGGTTTTTGAGGCCCAAAAGCGGATCGGTCACGCCGTCCTTGAGGTAGGCGCTGAACGATCCCTGGGCCAGGCTGGAGGAACTGGAGCCGACGGCCCCGCCGTAGACAGCCGTGGAGCTCTGGGAGTGCGTGGTTTCCGGGGGTACGAAATCCGAGGCAGGTTCCAGGGGCGCGAAGTCGGCGGTGTAGTACTCCACCCAGACGCTCTTGGACTCGTCGGGATCGGTGCCGGGGTCGTCGTTGTGGATCGCGGGCAGGGCGGAGGCAAACGTGATCTCGCCGGTCAGGTAGTCCTCGCTGGAGGGGATCGGGTAGTCGAACCGCTCCATGCTGGTGCCGGGGATCTGACGGATGTCCGCGGCAACGACAGGAGCGGCGGAGCCTCCGGTCATGCGGACCTGACCCACCTCGATCTCGCCCACCGGGATGTAGGGAGGCCCGCCGGCCACGCCGCGAGCGGACTTAAACCCGCTCTGGTCCGTGGTGGCGGTACCAGCTTCCACGGCATACGCGCCCGAGGCATTGACCACGATGGAATGGATCGCAAATTCTCCGGCAGATGGCCGGGTCAGGCCCTGGCCGGTGGCCAGGGTGGCCGCGGTAATGGAATCACGCGCCATGCCGCCCTGGTACGCAGTGCCCAATGCCACATCCACGGAATCATTGGCCGCTGGGGTGGGCGTGATGGCCGCACCTGTGCGGATGCCGTCCGGGCGGATGACCGGCTCGTAACCGGCAGCCCCGGACCATGGGGCGTCAGACGACGCGAACGCCTGGCGGTCGGTGGTGGTGAGTTGCTCCATAGGGACAAGGGTTTGCCCGGCCTCGTACATGATCAGGGCCTGGTCGGCCTGGTTTGCTCGCAGTGCCATACTGTTATCCTCCGTTTTGTTCGATGTATTGTTCAAAGTGCAGCCGTACCTGGACCACGATGGTCACGATGGCCGGGCCGATTTCGCCGGGGTAGTCCGCGATGCCGCCGCCCACGTAGGTAATACTGACGTATTGCGGATCGTCGCCGGATTCGACTTCTATCTGACCAGGCGCGAATAACGCCTGTTTGATCTCCGCAAAGATTGGCTCGCACAGCTCGGTCACGTCCCGGCCGTCCTTGAGGCTGACCAGGGCGGACACTTCGCAGGGCATGTCGATCCTGTCCGCGCCGTACCGGGTGCGCTCGGACGACTCCAGGCCGGGCACGATGGTCAGCACCGGCAGCGGATCGCTGTCCGGGTCAAAAATGGTGCGCCCGACAAAGACCGTTGGCCCGAATGTCTGCCAGGAATGGGATTCGAGCCGGTCCCTGAGTTTTTCCAGAATGGTTTGGCGTGTTTCCATTACCATTTCCCGTCGATGCGTCGGAACTCGGCGGCGATTTCGCGCTGGATGTTCGTGTCCAGGCGGTCCGCGGCCGCTACCTGGATGCGTGCCCAATTATGCGGGGCGTTGTAGATGACCTCGGGGTGCGCGGTGTAGCGGGCCTCGATGGGATAGCGACCCACCATGCGCCCGCCCTCGACTTTGCGCCGGAACACAATTTTCTTGCCGGAGTTGCGGCCCGTGGCGATAAATGCGCGGGGGATCAGTTGGCGCCCCGTGCTCTTGCGCACGTCCACGCTGACGCCCGCCTTGGTCTGCCTGGTCTCGGCAATGTCGGTCAGGTGGACCGCCCCGCCCTTGGAGACGATGACCCCTGTCAAATTTGCCCTGGTCGCCTTGGTTGCGGTCATGCGCTTGTCCAGGGTCGCGGCCTTGTAATTGTACTCTTCCCGGACCAGCTTCTTCATGTCCGTCTTGACGCCGGTGAGCGCCTTGTTGATCGCCCGGACCGCGACGTGAGGCATTTCTCGAGACAGATCCGCCAGGTCATCCTTGACCCGCTCCAGATCGTGGACGTTGATCGTGGTAGCCATTAGACGCCGATCCTTCGGGTTTCGCGGTCCAGTTCCAGCAGCCATTCGCCGCCCTCGGACATGGGCGGGGTGGAGACGTGCCAGGTGGTGCCGCGCATGACGACCTTGTCGCCGGGTTTGGGGCTGGGCACGTCCGCAGCCTGGACCCGGATGGACATGCCGGGCACGTACACGCCGGGCACTTGCGTTGTCCGGGTGGCCCCGCCGTCCTCCACGACCAGGATGGACGCGCCGTTGTAGATGGCGGCCTCGGCGAACTCGTCCGCGTTGTAGAAGACGGCGGCCAGGTCGTGGGTGAGCATGTCCTTGAACGTCACTTGTCACCCCCCACGGCCAACTTGAACCCGGACCACAGGGCCGCGACCAGGCCGGACACGATCAGCGTTACGACCATGATCACCGCGGCCACGGACACGCGGTCAGATGTCTTGCGCAGCTTGGCGGTCCAGACGTGGTTGGCCCGCATCTCGCGGATGCCCGCGGATTGGTCGCCGGACCCCAGATCGTGGAGCATGCCCATCAGGTGCCGGATTTGCGGTTTCTCGCACTCGTTGAGCGGGCAGTCGCAGCGGTGTTCCATGATCGCCTCGCGGATGGCCCGGTCCGTGCGGTCCCGCTCCACCTCCACGATCCCGCGCACCGCGGCCTCGATGGTCAGCTTGAGGCTGTCGCGCATGTCCTGCTTCAGATCCCGAGCCAGGGCCTCAAACTGTTCCGCGATGTGATCGGTCATTGACCGGCTCCGCTGGTGGTCGTGGTCGTGGTGGTCGTGGTCGGGCGGCTGCTCATGTCCATCTGCACGCCCTCGCTGAAATTCCCGCCCACATAACCCGCGTTGGTGTCGTTCAAACCGGAAAAACCGACGGTGGATTCGTTGTCCGCGTTGATGGTGATGTCGCCCCCGTGCCTACTCAAAGTCTTGACGACCTCACCGGCCACGATGCCCAGACCCAGCGTTTTGAAACCGTCCACGACGTTGCCCACGACACTGGCGTCTCTCTGGGCCTCGGCCCGGAAAATCTCCACCGCCGGATTGGCCGACGGGTCGTTGAACACCACGGAGCGGGACCAGTCGTAGCGGGTGTCAACCTCGATGCGCGTGCCGGCCGGCAGGATCATTTCTTCTTCAACGATGAAGCGCACCCGCGCCATGTCGTGGTTGCCCGCGGCCAGGGCCTTGGCGATTTCCTGGTTGCTCAACATCGTGGCCTGGTGCATTTCCTTGATCATGGCGTAATCAGGCTTGGCGCACCCCTGGAGGAACATCAGCAGGACCAGGGCCAGGGCCACGACAACAGCGCACAAGAGCGGACCGTATTTGCGAAAAACGGCTTTCATCTTTTTGGCTCCTTTATGATCTCGAACGTCCGCCCCATGACCCAGGCGGGCAGATCGCCGGGTCGGGCCGCACGGTTGCGTTCCAGGGCGATTTTGCCCGCGTCGGTCAGACAGCCGTTGCCCAACAGGCCGGATTTGCGCCACTTGGCCCATACCAGCTCGCTGCAGAAATATCGTTTGGCATCCTCGGATACCCGGCCAAATAGATTGCCGAACAGCCCCTTGTAATCATACTTGATTCCCATCGACAGGGCAGTCATGGTGTCGGCGCGGATTCTCTCCTGGTTCACGCCCCACAGGCATGACGGCTGAAACAGATAGGCGCGGCCCCGCATCCCGGCGATGCGCTCGGACAGCAGGGTGAATTTCAGTCCGCCGGACAGGGCCTCGACCATATACACGCGATCCGTCATCCCTGGCGCGTCGAACCGCACACACAGGCTGGCGTGGCTGTACGCGGTGAACCGTTGGATAATCCACGGCACAATGCCGCGTGACTGCCAGAGAATGCAGTCGCCGTTGCGGATGGTTTCGCGGATCTGGAGATAGGTTTGCTGGATCATCACATCGCCCTCCGCAAAAAATCGCGCAGCCAGCGCATGTCCATGTTCGGGCATGATTTGCCGGGGTCCAGCTCATAATGCCCGACCACGCGGCCCGCGGTGATCGGGATCGCGCATTGCGCGGCCAGGCGATCCACCAGTGAGGCCAGGGCGTCCAGCTGGGCCGCGGAAAACAGCCGCCGCCCGATCAGGCAGATCCCGATGGAATCCAGGTTGTGCCCGGCGACATGCGCCCCGGTCTGCTCCAGGGGCCGTCCGGTTTCCACGATCCCGTCCATGTTGCGCTGGTAATTGCCGCCCTGCCAGTCCGCGTGCAGCGGGTAGCCGTTCAGGATCGTGTAATGATAGCCGATCCCGCGCCAACCCCGCGCCAGATGCCAGCGGTTGATCTCGGCGGCCGTGCCCCACCAGGAGTCGGAGCAGTGGATAATGATGCGGTTGACGGGCCTCATGTCGTGCCTTTTCGGGCAGGCGCAAGGCCTGCCCCTACATTCCGGTTCCGGGTTCGCGGTTCAAAACCTCCGGTAGAACCATTCCCAACAACGGGCTATCCGCAGGGACCAGCACCGGCCCAGGCCCAGGTCGCACAGTCGGCAGTAGACGTGCAGGGGGTTGAGCCGGTGCTGGTGTGCGGGGATCATGGTTAGCCGGTGATCGTGTTCACCGTGGTCGCCTTGAACAGGCCGGGGCAGAGCAGGACCGCGCCGGTGGTGTCGTTCTTGACCGTGACCACTCCGACCTGCTGGACGGTATCGCCGCCGGTTGTGTGGGCGTCGAGCGTCCAGCCTCCAGCGGTGTCGGACAGGTAGACCGGATCGCCAATGGCGCTGGCGCTGTCCGTGTTCTGGCCGGTGAGCAGGTAGGCGTCGCCGACATGGCCGATGGCCGTGTTGGCAATGTCCGCGATGGCCACGGCCACGGCGGCGTTGGCCGGGGCGGATGCGTCGGCGTCGGCCAGGGACGCCTTGAGGTAGCCCTTGGCGTCGTAGCCGCTGATGTAGACCAGCTCTCCCGCGTCAATGGTTTCCGCGGCAATGACCGGGAGCAGGACGCGCTTGCCGGCCAGGAGCACGTTGACCGTGGTGTCGTCGCCGGCGGCGGCTTCGGTGCAGTAGCCGACCAGCGGGAAAACGGCGGTGGCGCATGCGCGGGAGTTGGCGATGTCCCAGAACACGGGATCGCCCGCCGCAAAGGCGGTGCCGTTGGCCGGGGTGGAGTTGTTGTGTTTGGCCAAGGCCCAGACGCCGGACAAGGCCACGGAGCCCGTGGCGTCGTCGACCAGGGTCTGGATCAGCACGCCGGGGATGCCCCCGATCCAGGCCAAGGCCCCTGAGGCAAGGGTGCCGCCGGTTTCATTTTTCCACTGAATGACGTGGCCCTGTTGGGTGAAGTTCGTAGCCATATCTATTTTCCTCCGTAATGGATTCATGGGCCGTTTGCCCGGCCCGTTAGGTCAGTTTGTCAACGTCCGCCGTGGTTAGCTGGCGCCCTTGTTGTAATACAGACCGCGGTAGTCGACGGCCTTGGCCGCGGCGGTGATGCGGGCCTTGAACTCCATGCCGTCCACGGCCCAGCCTGCCTGGGTTTCGATCAGCGGGGTCATGTTGCCGTTCAGGGTGAACAGCTTGACGGTCATGCCTTTGCGGGCGGCGAGGTACCAGGCGGTTGTGCCGATGGTCGGGTTGGCGTCCAGTCGGGCGTCATAGACCGGGGTCAGGTAGGACCAGGGGTTGATGTTGCTGGCCTCGATCTTGGTCGGGTTGGTGTTGACCAGCAGGGCGTCCACCGTACCCTTGAGCGCCCAGGGAGCCAGGATGTATTGCGGGCGGATGTTCAGGTTCTGGATGCCCTGCAAGTCCTTCTGGGTGGCCATGGCAGCAGCGGCCACGTTCAGACCGGCCACGTCAGGGGCAGCGCCAGAGGATGCTTTCTGGTTGCTGTGGTCGTCATGGAACAGCGTCTTGCCGTCGCCCATGGTCGGATTGCCGGTAATCACGGCGTAAACCAGATCGCCGTACTTGCGTCGGGAAGCAGCGCCCAGCTTTTCGCGGATGTCGGCCAGGGCGCCGAGGTCGTCGTTGACCATGGCCGCACGGGTAAACGGAACTATGATCCCGTAGTCCACAACAGCAACGGACTCTTTCGCGTCCGTGACCTTGCCGTACTGGTATTCCCCGCCGTCAGGATTGACCTCGACCAGGTTGGGAGCTTCGGAAGCCCGCGCAAACACGTGGGTCTTGAAGTCGTTGACGCGGCCCGAGGTGTCGGCCCAGACCTGATAGGTCTCCTCGGCGTTCTCAAACCCTTCCAGCAGCGCCTTGTTGGCCACGTCCGCCAGGATGTTGGCAAAGTCGGAAGTGGACAGGGCGCGCTGGAAAATCTGCATCTGGTCCATGCCGCGCACGCTTTGGCCGTGGACCAGGCAGCGGTTCTTAGCCAGCTCCAGCATGCTCATGGTCTGGTATTCGGTTTCGGGGTCACGCACCTTGTCCGTGGCCACGCCAGACCGAAGCAGGATGCCGTCAATGGCAGCGTCACGGGTCTTGTCGCGTTCGTCCTTGGTGATGCTCACGCGAATGCCGGTGGTCATGTCCGTGGGCTTGGCCGTGGCGATGCGGTCCAGGCAGCGCTTGTAGGCTTCGGCCTCCGCGGTCCCCTGCTCGATCATTTCCAGACGCAGGTCGTCAAAATCCACCCCGGTGGAAGCGGTCAGCTTTTCGGTCATCAGGTCGATGGCCCGTACGCGATCCCGCTCCTGTTTGAGCATTCGCTCCTTGCCCGCGATGCGCTCCTTGCGGATGCGCTCGATTTCCGCGTCAGTATTGATATCATCCTGACGTTCTTCGGTCAGCTTGCCGACCGTGCCTGCCAGGGATGCAACGCTCTCGGCAATCTTGCCCACGGTGCTTTCCAGTTTGTCAAATCTTTCTTGTTCCATGTTTTCATCCTCCATGGATTTGTGGTTGTGTGGGGTATCGGACCGGGCCTTGGCCTTGGCGTCCGCGCCGATGGGGCAGCAGGAAACCTCTTTCAGCGTCCACGAGGTCACGACGTTGACAGGCCCTTTCCAGGCGCGGCCATCGATCTCGACTTTCTCGCCCTTTTTGACCCTTGTGACGTCGTTGATCCGGTAGCCCGCCGAAAAATCGGTCAGGTGCCCCTCTTCATATTTGGTAAACGTCTCGTCCGCCTTGGCGGTGCCGGAGAAAATCCCGGTGCCGACCACCAGGCCGCCGTCCTCGGTGCGCTTGTTGCGCACGGAGCCGAGCACGTCGGCGGTGGAATAGCGGGAGTGGCTGTCCAGGAGCGGGACCTGGCGGGGCATGACGCAGCCCTTGGCCAGGAGCACTTCCGGGACGGCCTCTCCGGACTCCCAGTCCCACATCTTGACCGGGGTCTCCGAGGCGATGATCATGTCCAGGGACCGGGTTTCGCGGTTGAGCGTGGACGGCCCGCGCACCGTGACGCCGGTGGCCCGGTAGCTCAGTTCGTCCGTGGGTTTATTTGTGGGCATTTGGTTGTCCTCCCTGGTCCGCGACGGCGGCGGGATTGGTTTTGATGGCTGATTTTTCAATGGGATCGTTCAGGCCGCGCTCGTCGAGCATCTGTTTCCACTCGGTCCACTCGTCCAGGACCTGTTCCGGATCGCGGCCACGGGCCTGCAAGACCTCTTGCGGGCTGCGCAGCTTCGCGGCCACGGCATCCTGTTCGGCCCGGCCTTCGCGCAGCGGGTCCAGGTGCTCCATGCCGGGCTCCATCCAGACGCAGCGGTGGTAGTGCTCGCGGTTGACCATGTAGTTGGGCAGATCCAGCTTGCCGGAGACCACGGCCCAATCCATGAACTCCCGGCGGACGTTCTCGCAGAGCTGGCGGATCAGGCGGCCCCGGCGGACCTTGACGCCCTTGAGCATGTCGTTGCGGGACACGCGGGCGGCGGTGTATTTGGCGTCGTAGTAGTCGCCGGAGACCAGCTCGTAGGACACGCCCACGGCGGCGGCGAAACTGCGCATGATGAACTTGACGAAGGGCTCGAAGGAGTCGCCGGGCCGGTTGTGGTTGGCGATCTGGACGGACTCTCCGGTGCGCAGGAAATCGACGATGGCATGGCCCATCTCCATGGTGTACTTTTCGCCGCCCTGGGCCTCGTGCATGGGCGTGGCCAGGGCTCCGAAGGCCTGCATGGTCGCCGCCGGGTCCTGGGACGTGACGAACGCCAGCCAGCGGGCGGCCTTTTGGGCCGTGGCGATTTCGGCTTCCAGGTAGTCCCGGAGCTGATGGGCCAGGAGGATGACCGGGGCCAGGGGCGTGACCCCGCGCAGTTGGTAGGGGCGCAGGGTGCGGAACCCGAGGACGACCTGATTGGCGGGGATGCGCAGGGGCGTTTTCCAGCGTTCCGGATCTTCAAAATAATAGGCCTGGGCCTTGCCGGTGCGCTTGTCGTACTCCACGCCCTGGTGCAGATCGTTGCCCGGCAGCGGCGTGGCCCCGTAGCCGTTGAGCTGGTCCGGCTCCAGAACCAGGAGCTGAAAGGGCAGGAACCGGCCCTTGGCCTTGGTGTGCTGCTTGACGACCACGTATTCGCCCACCTCGATCTCGCTGCGGCAGGCCAGTTGCTGGATCTCGTAGAAATGCAGCCGCCCGGCGGCGTCGGCCTCGTCGCACCAGCGCTTCCAGGCGTCTTCGATCTTCTGGTTCACGCCCTGGGCCAGCTTGCCGGTGGTCGGGTCCTTGACCCGGCCTTGCAGGCAAATCCCGTTGCCCACGGTGAACTGCTCCACCCGGTCCAGGGCCGTGGCCATGGCGGGCATGTCCCGGACCAGTTGACGGGACCGGGAGCGCAGCGTGGCGATGCTGTTGGCGATGACCGTGTTGACCTTGGGGTCGTGGGGGTTCCACGCGCCGGACTGGAGCGTGTTCTTGGACGCGGCGTATTGGTGGCGGACCTTGTGGACCATCTCGCGGGCGGCCATGCGTTGCAACTCTGATTTCGGCGAAAATACGCCAATCAGCTTATCCAGGAGGTTGCCTACCATGACGCGCTCACAGGCGTTGCGTTGACGCGGCGGGATGCGCCGGTTGCGTCGGCCCGCTGGCCTTCGAGGAATTGGAGGGTCTTGCGGATTTCAGGGAGGTCGGCGCGGCGCAGCGTGCGCCCGCCAATGCGGTATTCCTGGCCGGTGGATGCGGCCAGAAAAGCGGATTTCCAGGCCGCTATCTGCTCGGCCAGTTCTCCCGCGCTGAAAATGGACATAAAAACCCCGTGCTAGAGGTTGCGGATGTTTCCGCCAAACCTAGCACGGGGTTTTGGGGGTGGTTGAATTTGGCGCTATTTTGGGGGTAATGTTACATATATTTGGCGGTAAATTTGGGGCTTGACAGCTATTCCCAAGGCTTCATCCAGGGTATCCGCTTGACCTTGCGAAACTTGCACGGCCACTGCCCAGCCTTGCCCTCCGGGTTCCAGACCGAAAAAACCAGGTCCGTCCGGGGCGTCCCCGTCCGGCTCGATTTCAGTACTAGTCTGTTTCGCGAAAAAATGTCAAGAGGTTTTTATATTTTTTTTAAAAAGTTTTTTCTCCTTTGATTTCAAACGTTTTTGCCCCTTCGTCCCGGTCTCCTGATATTTTTTCGCCAGAGACTCCACCTGATCCCGCAAAAAAAACAGCCGCCCATCAATCTCCACCCTCGTCAACTGCTCGTGGTAGTAGATCCGCGTTTCGTGCACCCCAACGATCCCCGCCGCCGTCCTGGCCGTGACCAGGTTGTCCGTTTCAACAATCATATCGCTCACTTCCCGCTTTTCAAAATCGTCACCACCGTCGGCAAATCCCCTCCCGGCTCCTGCACCACCACGGCCCGAAAGTTGTGCGGCCCGCGCACCCGGACATACACGCTCTTGCCATTGGCGCTCGGCCTGGGCTCCCGCGCATGATCCCGCAGGCCTCGCAGAATGGCCGTCAGGGCCTGGTCGTAATCCGTACGCCGGTCGATCCGCGCCATGAACTGCCGCACGGCGTGCGGAGTGATGAACGCCGGACCGTCTATTTCGGGCATAGGCAAGGCTCCGCGTTCTTGCTCCAGTACGGCGCACGCCAGGTTACGTTCCGCACGCGGCCCTCGGTCATGCCCCACTGCTCGGCAAGGGCGACGGGGACGGGCCGCATCCGAAGGATGTCCTCGGCCGTCATGTCCGTCTCCGCGCACTCCCAGGCATCCACCCAGCCGAACCCGGCCGCCGTCCGTTTCCCCAGGGCCGCCACCCAGCGATTGAGCAACCCCGCGACCGCCGGGCCGTCGCAGATGGCCGCGAAACATCCCGCGTGGCCTGGATGATAGGGTACGGGGAGCTTGCGCATGGCGCTCCAGAATCCCTGCATATGCACCC